GATGTATGTTTGCTGTCAGCTGTACTTTCCTGTATTTCAATGTCTGCTATTTTTTCGTTTATTTTCTGTATATATCCATCTATCTCTTTATTTTCTTTGACAGTTGAATCATTAATTAGTAGTGAAACCAATTTTTTGAGAGATTGTTCTAATTTGAATAACATTTCGGCTGCATTATGTTTGTCATCAACATCTCTAACTAAATATGTTTTACTGATAGTGCCCGATTTATGACTAACATAAGTAACATTGTTTGAATTAAAATATATATATATAACAATGACTGCTATTAATAATATTATTTTGTATGATTCCATTAATATATATCATTAGAATATTATAAATTATATATTAAAAATTAATACTGTTTATATTTTATTATTATAAAAATATAAATATTATAAAAAAAATTATCTATATATACATTATAATTATTATGAACTCTAATAATATTTTTATGAAATCGGTTAAACCATTATACGAAGATAACAATAATGTCATTAATCTTAATTTTTCCGAATCTCTCACTCTTAATAATAACACACAAAAGGGCGGAAGACTATCTAAACTATCTAACTCTGACAACATACTTAATCTATCATTCTCTCCATCCATTCAAGTACCTCATAGTAATAATTTCTCTATGAAACAATCCGGTGGCTCTAACAATGATATGTTAAATTTATCATTTTCACCATCTCTACAAATCCCATCTAATACTGTTAATAGTGCTGATAGTCTTTTAAATTTGTCCTTTTCACCATCCATTCAAGCTCCATCCACCTCTCAATCTGGTGGATCTAATGAACTTTTAAATTTATCATTTTCTGCATCTATTCCAGTTCCTTCAAGTGATGATACAACTGAATATTTTAATAAATTAGCAAATAAGATTGTTAATAAAGTTGGTTCGTCGCAAACTGGAGGTTTTAAGATAAATACATCTGCACCTAAAGATATCGACCATTTTTTGAGTTCTGAAACCATCGAAAATATTAATAACATCAGTCCATCTTATAAAAAAAATAAGAAAAATGATACTGATATCTTCTTTAAAAGTGATGAAGTTCAAGATGGTGGAGCTAAAAAATCTATTAAATCTAAAGACACTCAACTCAACTTTGATACCCTTAAAAAACATATTAAACGCGCTGTTGAATTAAATAACTCTGAGTCCAAATCTAATAGCTCTATTGATGAACTATTTACTGATGAAGATGATGAAACTGATGAAGAATCTGATAGTATATTAAATGGAACTACTTCTGATGATGAAGATGAAGACGAAGATGAAGATAGTGATGAGGATGAAGAATTAGATAGTTTGCATGGAATAGATAGATCTGATAAGAAAGTCAAAGTTATTATTCCAACAAAAAACAGATTGATTCCAGTAGATGTCAAACAATCTAGAAGCAGAAAAAATAAAAATAAAAAACATTCTGAATCAACATCAGCTTCAAATAGCTCAGATGCTTCTTCTCTCAATGATCCATCGGAAAGTGATTACAAACTATCTGAAAGCATTTCTTCACCCAAATTAATGTCCTATCGTAGTGTTAATAAAAATAACGTTGCATCTGGAACTCGTAAATTTAAATAAATCAATAAATTGTTAAAAATTTTATATAAAAAAATTAAATTTAATGTTTTAATTAAATTCTAAGTATAATGAACTTATCTTTGTAGGTTGCTTCTTTACTACTTTCTTCTTTGTCTTTACTTTAGATGTATCTTCTTCTTTCTCTTTTTTTAATCCAGAATTTCTTTTCTTATTAATTAATTCATCATACATTTCCAAAGGATCTTGTGGTCTTACCATTATATCACAATCATCTACATTATTGTCTTGAGGTTTTGTTGTAACAACAAAACTATTCAAGGATATCCCACCATTCTGTTTTAATTCCTCCAATGATATATAATCCTTAAACATCTTATCCGGTTTTTCTATCAAAGTATTCAAAAACTGAACCGCCGGATTCATTATCTGATTCGTTAAGTAAAACAAATAATTTATCTTCAAATTCATCTCCTTGATATAATCAGGATGTTCTATCGTATCACCTTGTAACATTTTTACACCCTTCTTCTTTGGAACTACTATTGCTACTAATGGAATTCTGTCATTCGTTGATGGCGCATTACCCGGATCCCTCTGTTTCATCCTTTGACTTAATTTTACATGAGACTGAGCGCATTCTACATCATCCCAATTCCAAGTTCCTTCATCTCCTTTCTTACCTTTGCTATCTGAAGTTAATTTGAGACCTTTATAAGTTGCTCTAATTGTTTTGGTTGTGATAAAATCAGTAATTGGATAGTTTCCATTTAATAGATTTTCAATTGATGTTTTAATATATGTCAATGCTTTCTCAATATCATTCTCATTCATCATAATATTTACTAAACCTCCAATGACCTTCTTCACTATATTCGCATTATCACGCCGTTTTAAAACAATACCCATGCTTGACTGTTTGAACTTATTCGGATTTTCCTCATACTTGTTCCCAACATACCGTTTCTTACTCATTATACAAAACGGATAAAACGTCTTCTCATACTCTAAATTATGAGGATGTCTTAAACGCTTCTTAATAAATATAGATGCTAATTGACCTAATCTAATTCCATGAATAAGACCATCTTTCGATTTTAATATTTCATCGTCTGTTTTTTTAGTTATATTCATATTGCAAAAGACAGAGTCCGTGTCTCCGTATATAATAGCTGGATTAATTTTATAGACCATAAATAGTTCATTAAGTGAAGTTTTAATAAATTCCAAATTTTCTGGACTGGTGTCTTTTAAAAATTTAGTTTTGAGTTCTTCAATTAAGTCCATATTTTTGTTTGTAAATGCTTTATAAAATTGATTTAAAATTGGAACAAAATCATTTTCAACAAAATATCTTGCAGTTTCTAACATTTCACGACCTGTAGCAGTAGTACAGGCAGCTAATTCTTTCATACATATAGGACTGGTTGCAGCACCTAATTGTCCGTATAGAGAGTTAGCAGTGACTTTGAGAGCTAATTGCTTACCATCAAGGATACTACGTTTGAAAGCATCTGGTTCTTTTTCCATTAGCTTTCTAGTTGCTTTTCTTTCAGATAACAATTCTTGTAAGATTTCTGGAAGAATACCAAATTTATCTTTGTGTTTAGCAAATCTACATCTAGTAATTGAACCATCTTTATTGTTATATGACACATCATTATATGTATATCCAGGTAAATTATCGTACTGTGGTTCTATCACAATCGTTTCATGTGATATATTCCTGTCTATGATTGAACTTGGATATAGAGAGTTGTAATCTAATACTGGCACATATGTTTGATAAAAACCAGTTTTCGGTTCAAATACTGTTGCACCTTCATATCCTTCATCATTTATTAAATCTTTGCTTAAGACCGGAATTAGATATTGTTTTAATCTGCATTTTTTAGAAACCAGACTTAAACTTTTAATTCCTTGACCTCTAATTAATAAATAGTACAAAGGTACATGACATACATTTGCCATACTAATCGCATTTGTTACTATCTCTAATTTAGCAAGTAATCTACTTACTAGGACGCAATCTTGAATACAATATTCTGCGATTATCTTTCTTTCAGCACCTCCCATTCTCTGAAATTTAAATATATCATTCACTTTAATGTCATCCTTTACTAGACCCCATTTAATGTCTTTGCCTAAATCATTCATATTAATCGTCTTAAAATTAACTTTTTCATTTTCAATAACCATCTTGTTTCCACTTATAGAAATAATACGATATTTTTCATCACAATATCCTTCATCTTCATCATCATCGACATCTTCTTTGACACCATATTCTAATTCAACGTTAGCAATTAATTTAATATAATTACCAACTTTAAGGAGATTAAGATTTTTACTTTCAATTTCCAATGTAGTTGGACTCAATATGTTATATTTTATGATTTTATCTTGAATGAAATTTTCAGATACAGCATCTAATGAATATTTTGATAATTTATAGTCTCTCTGGACTACTTTCATTAAATCTATTTGAACTCTTCCAAATGAATCAATATATCTCAAAAAGTTGTCTCCTAAAGCAGCTGATGATAATTTCTTTTCTATGAAATTGCAATCCATGGTATATAATTTACTTAATTTCTTAAAAGATTTCTCACAATTGATTTCTGGATGTTTGGACCGATTATACATATACGGTTCGTCAAAATTCCATATATTATATCCCGTTAAAATATCAGGATCTTCTTTTCTAATTAATTTCGTCCATTCAATCAGCAATTCTCTTTCAGTATTTACTGAAACCACTTCTACACCATCTATTGGATCACACGATCCTAACGTTATTATGTGTTTCTTATAAATATCTCCACCATAACGACTAAATACAGATCCAATTTGAATTATTTTATCTTCTATCCTTGTCGCCTGAGGAAAAGATCCATCTCCTGACGTACATTCTATATCAAAAGAACAAATCTTAAATGGAGCTCCACCTACAAAACTATCTGGTTTTAATTCGGTCCAATCACAAGCAATATTAATATCACAAGTGGATGGTTCATCTTCTAAACTTATTTTTTGATAGTTGTCAATTTTAATCCATCCACAAGCATTTAGATTGCGGATATGAATGCATCGTAAAAATGTGTCAATATTACTTTCATAAACATCTAATTTAAACATCTTAACCATTCCTGGTAAAGAAATTTTACCACTTAAAGTTCTAGCAAATGAATACATTGCTCTAGAATTATTAAATATTATTCTAAGAAAATTAATTTTCTTATTATTATTAAATCCTCTAAATTTATATCTCTGGACGACATCGTATTTTACTAAATTCTCTTTCATCCTGTAATTCTTGTTCTTCAATTCGCCAATCAATCTGTCTATCTCAGAGTCTCCCCATCTAGGAGGCAACTCTACATAAAAATGTGGTGTGTAATTTAATACTTTCACATATACTGACTTATCGTCGTAAGTACGACCAAATAATCTTATTATATATTTACCATTTGCACTCTCAGTCTCATTTTCAGAACCAGAACCATCAGAATCGAAATTATCGTCTGTTTGAAGTTCATTAAATTCTTTCCAATCAAGAGCTTGAAAAACTATGCTTTTATCAATTTCCATTATTTATATATATCGTACATATTATATATATTTCATTAAACCATTTTATTTTCAATTATTTAATAAAATAATATATATACCAATAATATTGAATGGAACAAAATTACTTATTCATACACAAAAATCATAGCCAACTTTTTACTATTAGAACTGACACTGTTGATAAAAAAACATATAAAAATATTATGGAACACAACGTCTCAAATATTATTAAATCAAATAAATTATCAGGTGGCTATTCACTCGTAAATTTATATAACGGTATCCATGAAGACTTTAAAATTAATGATAATGTATTACAAACAGGCGGTTTAGTAAATGAAGCTCCATTTCTAGATATATATATCAATAATAATGAATAATAGATGGCTAGCCCATATATAAAAATTGACATTAAGCTCTGCGGCTTGCCGCTGACGCTTTAGCCGCCGTGTAAAAGTGAATTTACTCACCAGAGGCTCTCCGCCGAGGCGAGCCTCAGCCGCGTGTGATTTATAAAATAAAATTATATATAATGTTTGATGTGAAACATCAAACATTATATATAATTTTATTTTATAATCAGAGTTAAATTCATTTAATCAATTTTTCTATATGCAGCCTTATGGATTTATTCAGTTTGGATGAGAAACATCCAAACTGAATAAATCCATAAGGCTGCATATAGAAAAATTGAATTTATTATTTCATATAGAGGATGAACTGTATATAATGCATATATATAATGAACGGAAATATTGAATCACTTCATGGACTAATACAGATCCAAAATATTGGTAATACATGTTATTTAAATTCAACATTGCAAGCATTATTAAATGTGCCACGATTTAGAGACCACTTTTTATTCAAAAAATATAAAGTTGATCTGATAAATACAATCAATGAAAAACATCTAACTTTAGAAGAGAAGAATGATATATCTAAGATAGCATTAAAATTGACAACATTTATGTCGTATCAAATTGATAAAATAACAGATAGGATATGGAATTTAGATCCAAAAAATTATATGGTTATTCCAACACTGGTCCCACAAACTATCAAAAAAATAATATCAACAAAAAACAGAGATTTTGATAATTATGCAGAACAAGACGCTCATGAATTTTTAATGTTATTCTTTCAAATAATTACAGATGAAATTAGTTATTCAATTGATTATAATCCAGAATACACTGAAGAAGAGATATCATTTGTTTCAAATTTGAAACAAAACATGGAAGAGCTTACTGAGCTTGAGAAACTTAAAGATTTGGAATCAATAAGAATTAAAAAAGAATATATTAGAAATTTAGAGGAGTTGAATGTTGGTTCATTTAAAAGATATTTGCAAATAAATGCTTTAGAATTGAAATACGAAAAGTTTAAATATTCAATATGTGATGAATTATTTTCGATAGGTCAAATCAACACATTAGAATGTTTCAATTGTAGATATAAATCACACAGATATGAAGACAATATGTATCTATTTGCTGAAATACCGGAAATAACAGAATCACAAATATTATCTAAAATAGAAGAGTATAATTCAAATGAAATTTCATGCAAACCCTCGTCATACCAGTCAGATCAATTCGATCCATTAGATACGTTTGATGCATTCGACCAATTTGATGATTTAGATGACGAAGATTTGGATGCTGATTTTTTAAAGGATAGTGATGAAGACTCCGTCAGTTCGAAGAACGGACACGAGTCTAACCTTAGAGTTTCGAAAGAACTCCCGCGTGAAGACATGAATAATTTAACTGATAATTTAACATCTGGAATTACTCTTGACTTCAATCTAGATCTAAATCTAAAACAGGATGATATAAAAAATAGT